ATCGGGAACAGACGCAGAGACGAATATCAAGATGGTGAAGTTCGGGCTCAACTTAACGTCAAACCACCATCAAGTTATGGAAAATAAATAGGAGAAAATAAAAATGGCAAACGTAGTACCTTATTCATTCGCACAAGAATTGTTAAAAGGAACACACGACTTCACAACTAACACTATAAAATTTGCTTTGTATGCCGCTGGATCAGGAGCACCTTATGCAGTTTCAGATACTGCTTATAGTTCAGGAGTAGCTAATCAAGTTGGAACTTCTGGAACTGGTTATTCAACCGGTGGAAATACTTTAGGAAGTCCTGTTGTTGCTAATCAAACTAATGTTGCAACTTTGACTTTTGCACAAACGCAATGGACATCAGCAACTTTTGGTGCAGCTTATGGAGTTATCTATAATAATTCAAAGAGTGATAAGTTAGTTGTTGTTTTAGATTTTGGTGGAACAAAATCTTGTTCAAACGGAACATTTACAGTTACGTTCCCAAGCACAAGTTCAGGTACACCAGCTGGAACAGATTCGCTTATTAGTATAACATCGTAATAGGAGAATAAATGGCTTTGGTTATAAATGACAGAGTAAAAGAAAATAGTACAACATCTGGTACAGGTAATATTACACTTGCGGGTATTCCATCTGGACAAGGTAATGTAACTTTTAATAGTGGTATCGGAACTGGTAACACTACCTACTATTGTATTTTTGAACAAGGCACAAACACGTTTGAAATAGGTTTAGGAACTTTATCAGGTTCTACGACTTTGGAGAGAACAACAGTTATTAATAACTCTTCAGGAAACACATCTAAAATAAGTTTTACAGGCGGAACATTAGATGTATTTGTAACAATGCCTGCAGATAAAACGGTTTATCTCGATGCGTCGGGTACACCAGTAGGAGCAGCTTCAGCAGGATTTGCACTTGCTATGGCTGTTGCATTATAAAGGAATAAATTATGGCACAAAATTTTAGAAACAATTTACAAAGAAACGTTGGAACATCTGAAGTTACTTTAATAACTGGTGGAGACTTTGATGCAGTTATTGGAATTAGATGTTGCAATGTGACTACCTCTACTATTTTAGTTGACGTTTTTATTGATAATGGCGGTGACGATCATTTTCTAGCTAAAGACGTTTCAGTCCCACCAAACAGTGCGATTGAATTAATTCAAGGTGGAGCAAAAATTGTTTTAAAGAATGGTGATATATTAAAAGCTAATAGTAACACTGCTTCTAGTTTAGATATTGTCACTTCATTCATAGACGATATTAGTTCGTAGGAGGAACAATGACGGCAATAGTAAATGGAATCCAATACATAGGAGGCGGAACGGCTCCTAATGAATTTATAAATAATCAAGCAGGTACGATTGATGGCACACAGACTGTTGAGAACGGAGTTCTTGCAGGACCAATAACTGTGCCTGGTACAATTACAGTAACAGGAGTATTAGTCATTGTCTAAAATAGAAGTAAATACAGTTGCACCACAATGCGGAACTACCTTAACACTGGGTGAATCTGGTGATACGGTACAGTTAGGAACTGGCGCTAGTCAATCTGGCTTTGGAAGAACAGGAACAGTAGACTGGCAAACTGGTTCTATTAAGACAGCAACATTTACAGCAGTTAATGGTCAAGGATTTTTTGCTAATACATCAGGTAGCGCATTTACAATGAACTTACCAGCAGGAACAGCAGGAAATATTGTTTCTGTTGTAGATTATACAAACACATTTGATAGCAATAATTTAACAATTTCACCAAACGGATCACAAAAAATTGGTGGTGTAAATGCTGATTTTATAGCAGCCACACGAGGTCAATCATTAACCTGGGTATATGTAGATGATACTGAAGGTTGGAAAAATGTACAAGATTCAACAACTAATGCAATAGGAAATCAATTTATAATTGCAACAGGTGGTAATACAGTTACTACTTGTGGTGATTGCAAAATTCATACGTTTACAGGTCCTGGTACTTTTACAGTTTCACAAGTTCACCCTTGTGCAGCAAATAATCTAGTTTCATATATGGTAGTCGCTGGTGGTGCAGGAGGAGGAAGTAGAAATCACGGTGGAGGCGGAGGTGCAGGTGGTTATAGAGAAACTAAATCTCCAGTAACACCATACACAGCAAGTCCTTTAAATGGATATTCAACTCCTGGGAATAGAATTACAGTTACAGCAACAGCTTTTCCAATAGCAGTAGGTGGAGGTGGAGCAGGTGGAGTATGGCCATCACCTGGTTTAGGAACAGCAGGTAGTGTATCAACATTTAGTACAATAACCTCTACTGGTGGAGGGGGTGGTGGTGCTTCTACAACAAGTGCTGTTGAAGCAGTAGCAGGTGGCTCTGGTGGTGGAGGTGCAGGTAATTCGCCATCTTCTGGAAGACCAGGCGCTGCAGGTAATACTCCTCCAGTAACTCCATCACAAGGTAATGCAGGTGGAGATGGCGCGGGAGGTGCACCACCAGCTTATGGCGCAGGTGGTGGAGGTGGTGCTTCAGCTGTAGGTCAGGATGGAACTGCTCCTAAAGGAGGAGATGGTGGAGCAGGAGTTTCAACAGAAATTACGGGAAGTTCAGTTGCTTACGCAGGTGGCGGTGGTGGAAGTTTTTATAGACCTAGCCCAAGTGACCCTACTAGTAATGGTGGTGCAGGTGGAACAGGCGGAGGTGGAGCCGGAACCAATGTAACAGGTGGTGCTGGAACTGCTAATACTGGTGGTGGTGGCGGTGGAGCCGAAAGATGTTCTGGACCAGCGTGTGCAGCTCATAATGGTGGCGCAGGTGGATCTGGTATAGTAGTAATAAGGTATAAATTTAAATAATTATGACAAGCACAATTAAAGTAAACAATATACAAAACCAATGTGGTCAAAACATCATTAACGAGAATAGTAATACTATTACTCTTGGCGCTAGTGGTGATACGATTGCGTTAGCATCAGGTGCATCGCAAACAGGATTTGGTAGAACAGGGACAGTAGATTGGCAAACGTCCATTAAAACTGCAGACTTTACAGCTGCTAGTGGTGAAGGTTATTTTGTAAATACAACTGGTGGAGCTGTGGTCGTTACACTTCCTAGTTCACCTTCTGCTGGTGATATAGTTTCTGTTTCAGATTATGCAAAAACTTCAGCTACTAACAATATTACAATAGCAAGAAATGGTTCTAATATTGATGGCAGTACAGATAATTTAGTTTTAGCTACAGCAGGAATAGCTGTAACTTTAGTTTTTGCAGATTCTACAAAAGGATGGAAACCTGTTAATAGTAATGAAATAGCAGGGGGTGCATTATTTGTATCAGCTTCAGGTGGAAATACAGTAGCCACTTCTCCTTGTGGAGATTTTAAAATTCATACTTTTACAAGCCCTGGTACTTTTTGTGTAACAAGCGCGGGTAATGCTAGTGGTTCAAATTCAGTAGAGTATTTAGTTGTTGCAGGTGGAGGAGCAGGTGGAGGTGACGACATTGGTGGTGGTGGAGGTGGAGGTGGTTTTAGATTTGCCTCTCCAAGTTTAGCACCAGCAACTTATCCAGCAAAACCTTTAGCAGCACCAGCAAATTTAACAGTAGTACTAAATGCTTATCCAATAACAGTTGGGGGAGGTGGAGCAGCAGTAAGTGGAGGAGCACAAGGAAATCCAGGAGTAGCTTCAAGTTTTTCAACAATAACATCTACAGGTGGTGGCGGAGGAGGTGGTGGAAACACTTTACCAGCACCCTCACCATTGCACGCTGGAGCTCCAGGTGGCTCTGGTGGTGGTGGCGGTTTATATGGTGGAGCTGCAGGATCAGGAAACACACCTCCTGTAAGTCCACCACAAGGTAAAGATGGTTTTGCTAGTTCTTATCCACCTTCTATTTCTGCTGGAGGTGGCGGAGGTGCCATTGCTTCAGCTGTTGCAGGAGTTTCTAATTATGGTTCAAGTGGTGGTGCAGGTGGCGGAGTTCCTAACGCCTTTGGTACATCAGGACAAAATTGTGGTTCAAATTATTATTTTTCAGGTGGTGGTGCGGGAACTGGAGACTATTCACCTTTTGGTGATGGTGGTTTAGGTGGTGGTGGCGCTGGAGGACCTTCTGGTCCTGGTACACCTGGAGTTGGAGTTTCTGGCACAGCTAACACTGGAGGCGGTGGTGGTGGAGCTGGTGGTAGATCTGCTACGGGAAACACAAGTGGAGCTGGTGGTAGCGGAATTGTAATAATAAGGTATAAGTTTCAATAGGTAAATTATGAGTAAAATAAAAGTAAACGAAATAGATAAAAGAAACGGTTCCACTCTTACGATAGGAGGTTCTGGAACAACTGTTCAATTAGGAACTGGAGCCACACAAACAGGATTTGGTAGATCAGGAGCTGTTAACTGGGATACAACACCGAAGACAACAGGATTTACAGGAGTATCTGGAAATGGATATTTTATAAATACAACATCAGGACCAATTACGGTAACATTACCTGCCTCACCTTCAGCAGGTGACATCATAGGTGTTGCTGATTATGCAGGCACGGCTCCAACTAATAATATTACAATAGGAAGAAATGGATCTAATATAAATGGGGATGCTACTGATCTAACGATAACTAAAGGTGATTCAGCTATTATATTAGTTTATGTAGATGGAACTGAGGGATGGAAAAATACAGCAACATCTAATATAGGTGATATTACTTTAGTTCCTGAATATATTGTAGCTACTGGTGGATCTATTGCAAATTGTGGTAATTTTAAAGTTCACACATTCACAGGCCCTGGAACTTTTTGTGTTTCTTGCGTAGGTAATGCAGCAGGATCTAACACAGTAGATTATTTAGTAATTGCTGGTGGAGGCGGCGGAGGTGGTAACGTTGCTGGTGGTGGTGCAGCAGGTGGTTATAGATTTTCAGATGGTACAGCTTCAGGATGTTATTCAGCAGGCCCTGCTCCATTAGCAGCAAGTGCTTTGCCAGTATCAGCTCAAGGGTATCCAATTGCAGTAGGTGGCGGTGGAGCTGGTGCAGGACCAAACGGTACTAGAGGAACTTCAGGAGTTAATTCATCTTTTAGTTCAATAACATCTACAGGAGGTGGAGGTGGTGGAACTTTTGCTTGTGCACCAGGTTGTTCTACAGGATTACCTGGAGGATCAGGTGGTGGAGGTGGATCTTTTGCACCTTCTGCTGCTCCTCCTAATCGAGGTCAAGCAGGAACAGGTAACACTCCACCAGTAAGTCCTTCTCAAGGTAATACTGGTGGTGCTGGTGGTATTGAGCCAGGACCTCCAGGTGCTTATCCAGCAGGAGGTGGTGGAGGAGCAGGTGCTGTAGGAACACCAGGCTCGCTATGTGGAGCATCACCAAGAGTTTCAGGAGCAGGAGGCGCTGGTTTAGCATCCTCTATTACAGGATCAGCAGTCACAAGAGGTGGTGGCGGAGGTGGTGCAAGTGGTACTGGTGGAACAGAAGGAGCTGGTGGATCAGGCGGTGGAGGTAAAGGTGGAAAATATCCAGCTAATCCACAATCAGATTCAGGCACAGCCAACACAGGTGGTGGAGGTGGAGGTGGAGACTCTCAACCAGCACCATCAGGTGGTTCAGGTGGTTCAGGAATTGTTATTATTAGATACAAATTTCAAAATTAATATGTATTTACTAGTATTTAAAATTAATATATAAGGAGAAACATTATGGCACATTTCGCAAAATTAGGAGCTAACGGAAAAGTTATTCAAGTATTAACACTTGATAATAAAGATATGTTAAATGCTGATGGTGTTGAAGATGAAGGAGTAGGTCAACAATATTTAGAATTACATAATAATTGGCCTGCACAAATGTGGATTCAAACATCTTACAATACTGTTGCTAATCAACATAACTCTGGTGATAATTCAAAAGCATTTAGAGGAAATTATGCAGGTATTGGTTATGAATGGGATGAAGATAATCAAATCTTCTGGCCTAAAAAACCATATGCATCCTGGGTAAAAGACACTTCAACTGCAACTTGGAAATCACCGATTGGTGATGCTCCCGAATTAACTGATGAACAAAAATCACAAAACGAAGCTAATACACATTATTGGATATATCAGTGGAATGAATCAGGCCAGTCTTGGGACTTGACAGATCAATTAGCATAAATTAAAAATGGTGGTGGTATGCAGAAGAAAGTATTAACAGAACAAGCATTATATTTTGGTGATGTGGCAATGCCTAAAAATTGGGACATTGACCGAGATAAATTATCAGGCGATATTTTACAATCACAAATTCAAAACAAAGAATTTCCATTCTCAAGAACTTGGGATATGTTGAATACTTATATACGAGATCACATTGGTCTTGAATATAATATCAGTTTAGTGAACAAAAAAACGTGGGGTGATATTTATAAACCTGCTGAAACTACAATACCTTTATTAAATATAGATCCAGTAGATTTACGTAACTCACCAGATTTTACATTATTATATGGTGTTAAAGTTAAAGATTGTATGGTTCGAATACACTATGAACATAATAGACGTAAAGGAAGATCTTGGGATATACCATTAAAAAATAATAAATTTATAATGTTTCCATCAACTAATATGTATTACCTAACTAATAATCAAAAGGATAGTTTAAATTTTGTACAAACTATAACGTATGAATATATCTAATTATTATTGGTATTTCAGTGGTGTTCTTACACCTAAATTCTGTGATGATGTCATAGCCTATGCTAACGAACAAAAAGAAGTTATGGCTAGAACAGGTGGGTTTGGTGATAGAAAATTAAATAAACAAGAAGTATTAGATTTAAAAAGAAAAAGAAACTCTGATTTAGTATGGCTTAATGATACTTGGATATATAAAGAATTACATCCCTATGTTCATAGAGCTAATGAAATGGCAGGTTGGAATTTTGATTGGGAAAGAAGTGAATCTTGTCAATTTACAAAATACAAGTTAAATCAATATTACGATTGGCATTGTGATAGCTGGGATAAACCTTATGACAGAAAAGATCCTAATCATCCAGAGCACGGAAGAATTAGAAAATTATCTATGACTTGTCAGTTAACAGATGGATCAGAATACAAAGGTGGAGAATTAGAATTTGATTTTAGAAACTACGATCCACATATGAGAGACGAATCAAAACATAGAATACAATGTAAAGAAATATTACCAAAAGGATCTATTATTGTATTTCCTAGTTTTGTTTGGCATAGAGTTAAACCAGTAACATCAGGCACAAGATATAGTCTTGTAGTATGGCATATAGGGAGGCCTTTTAAATAATGTTTATAAATACTTATTTTCCAACTGTAATTTGGCAGGAGGACAAACCAGAGTTTGTTAAATCATTAAATAAAGCAAGTAACAAATATATTAACGATGCTCGTAAAAGAGAAAAAGAATATATAAAAAAACACGGTGATTTTGGAAGATCATATCATTCAACACCATTAACAAATGATAATAATTTTTTAGATTTTAGAAATTATATTGGCCAAAAGTCTTGGGAGTATTTAGATCACCAAGGTTATGATATGTCTCAATACACAACACTATTTAGTGAGATGTGGGTACAAGAGTTTGCTAAAAAAGGTGGTGGTCATCACTCTGCACACATACATTGGAATCAACACGTATCAGGATTTTA